GAGCTGTACTCTTGCCTGTGCGGTAGTGGGTTGGGTGACCCCAGACAGATGCTGCGGCTTCGAGAGCCAAAGTCTTACCCGTCCCCGACTCCGTGGATGCACAATGGTACGTCATGCCGTAGATGCCTGTAAAGCGCATGAATGGAGCGCCAGCACCGGCAAGCAAAACGGCTAGGTGATCCCACATCTTCTTGGCGATCAGCATGTTGATGAACGCACGCCAAGCATCTATAGTGCCACGCGGCTCTGTGTTCTTGGTGATGTTCTCCAAGCCCGGCATCGGGACTTTGACTGGGGGTTTACCCTTAGTAAAGATACGACCCGCAAATACATACGAGTTGTCTGGTTGCCAACCATAGCTGTCAGGAACTTTGATTGGGGTTTTGTTAGTGCTAGATTCTTCCACGCATGCCCTCACGTATTCAAATAGGTTTTTGTCGTTGTTGTGGCCAAAAGCGGCCACGATGTTTTGGCTAGCCAGCGCCTTGACTGTCTCGTCCTTGCTGACCACAGCTTTCTGTGGGAACGATACGGCCTGCACCTTGTAGTCACGCACAGCCAACATATGCACAAGATGTTCACCGTTATGGCTCAAGATATCCACAGGGAACATGTCGTAGGGCAACAGCATGATCTGACGCTTGGTGACTTGACCGTTAGCGTCTGTGTCTTCCTTCTCCATGAACACGCCACCCCGTATGCCGTATGCGTAGCCACGCGGTGGTTCTGGTCGGATAAGTTGCTGGTTGCCGTTCTCGACCTCGATGGTAGTCTCGGCTGTGGTCACCGCCGTCTCACGCCCAAGCGCCAGCGGGTTGGTGATCTTGCCCCGATGTGGACACCCGTCACAGATGCCGGGGTTCTCTGAGTCAAACTTCACGCAGGGGTATGGGCCTTTGATCTCAGCCAGCTTCTGGTGCATACGCTCATGGGGGTAGGGGTGCAGATCAGACAGCCATACTGCCGCCTTCTCGCCATCCTCACACTTCTGTGCAATGCTCAACCACCCACGCCACAGCGGTTCCATGCCATCTTCAGTTGCGTTCTCAACGTAGTACCTGAGTTGGTCACAGCCCACGCCATCCTTGGTCTTCTTGTAGATGTGCTTAAACCTCGTGACGCTGTTCTCAAACAGTTTGACTGTTGTCGCTGATAGCGCCATCTCAGGGCGCTTGCCCGGCAACGCTAGGTCGGTCTTGCCCTTGGGTGGTAGGGGTGGTGGTGCGTTCTTGAGTTGGCTCTGAATGTGGTTGGCAAAGTCATCAAAGTCAAACGTATCACCTTCGGCTAGTATGCGCACTGGGCGCGGCGTAGCGTACTTGGCCTTGTTGTTGAACGTCTCAGGGATGCGTAGCACCCTTGCCGCATCTGCGGTCACAGTCATGTCGATGCTCAAAGCTTCCTGCTTACACAGGCGCTTGAAGTTCTCGGCAACAGGCTTCCACGCATCAACCGTCACATCTTCTGTGAACGGCCAGTAGCAGTGCAGTCCACCGCCTGAATTGACAATATACGGACTGCCTAACAGGTCGATGCCAGTCTTGGCAAGGAACCCATCCAGCGCAAGGGCAGCAGCCTTCTTGGTCTCATACCCATCCATGTCAATGAACAAAGAGCGAATATGGCGAGCGTTATCTGCTGTGCGCTTACCCGACTGCTCAAATGTGGACAACGCAAAATAGATGTCCTTGTTCTGTTTAACCCACTTACCTACTGTTGGTTCTATCTCCTCGATCTTTTGAACAAACGTGTGTTCTTTCTTTTTTGTAGTTAGCTCTGCCGCACAGTACAACCCGTTATCCGGAGACGGCAAAACAACCGCTAGAAATTCAAGCGGAGTCATGGGAATCCTTTGGGTTTAAGAGAACAGGTCGAGTTGGTTCGGGTCGCGCAGGGGAAAATCTTTGTCTGGTGCAACAGCAGTGAAGCGGCGCAGAAGTTCAATCTGCCATTCAACAGGCGCACCGAATTCGTTGTCCTCCATATACATGGCAAAGTACTTGATGAGTTCCTGATTAGTTAAGGTACGAGGTTGTAGTGCTGACATATTTTTCTCCATGCGTCGTCGGCTGAATGTGCTGATCTGAGGATTGTTAAAAGCGTATCGACACGGTGCTCATACGCTGGGAAGATGTCACCACCCTCGAACCAGTTGTACACAGTCTGTCTGGACACGCCCAAGGCTTTTGAGATGCGAACAACTGAGAAGTTGTGATGCGCCGCCCATCGTCCAAGCTGGTTGCCTGAAGTCTTTGGGGCACGCATGATCGCGTCAATGGTTTTTTGTGAGTAGGCCATGTTGTTTGGGCGCTAGGACACGCAGATCGGGAAACGCAGTCGTTGGGTGGTTTGGTTTAACTAACGAGGTTTTTTTGAATACCCCGCCCAACGCAATGCAACCGCCGACTGCGGCCTAGCGAAACTCCTTATAGGTTCTCTGCGTTTACGATGCCGGTGCTACTGCGATGCCACAAAGCGAGTGTGTCTTTTTGAGCGCCTGCGGCAACCAGATCCATGACCGAATACTGCGCCTGTGTGCGGAGAGGGTATCCGGGGCCAACAAAAACACTGCTATTGCGGTAGTGTGGTAAATACGTGATGTGGTTTAAGCGGTACACAATTTGTAGTTGTGTTTCTGCCGTGTCTGATTTAATCATTGAAGTCTCCTAGTTACTCATCATCCCAGTCGGACACGATGTCAGCAAGCTTGCCTTTCTTGGCAGGCACAGCAGACGGCTTCGCCGCTTCCTTGCGGACTTCAGGTTCATCCTCAGCATCGGCAACAGGCGCGGCCTTGGCTTTCTTGGCAGGTACAACAGGCGCTTCGTCTTCCTCAACTTCCACGACAGGAGGCTTACCAGCCAGCACCATCTTGGGAGCGTTGGCTCTTACGCCATCACTTTGCGCCACGGTCATGACCACAGCACGTTGTGCGTCAGCACTCTCGCCTTGAGTCTTGATGACTTCATACTCCTCATCAGTCAACCAGCGCACAGGCTTGAAGAACAGCTTGGGAGACTCGGCCTTGGTATCAAAGCGCATCTCGGTCACGATCTGCTCAGGGTTAACAGGAGGGTTCTGCACAGCTAAGTAACGTGCATAGGCTTGCAGAGGGCGCTTGTCACCTTCTTCCTTACCGAACACCGAGGTGGCAGGCAGGGTCAACTGCATTACGTCACCTGATGGGTTGTTCTCCAACACAACAGCAAGACGCTGTTGGTAGCGGCAAGCACGGCTATTACCTTGACCTGAACCCGCGATGTTCTTGGGACAACTCATGCAAGTCTCAGACTGCTTGTTCTCAGCACCAGCGTCAGGGCGCTCGCCATCATTGCTCCAGCAGTCAGGGCCAGTGATGTTGTCGGCATCGTAGGACGATGCGTAGAAGATACGGCTGACCTTGGGGGCAGCTTTCACAACGATGACGTTGAGATGGCGCTCATCAATAGCGGCGACCTCTTTGCCACCAGCTACCAGACGAAACACACCGCCCTTGATGGAGATGCGCTTGACGCTGTTGGATACGCCGCCGCCTGTGAGGGCTCTAGCGGTGTCGGACAACTCGTTGTTACGAGCGAATGCAGGTACTTTTGCGGACGAAAAAAGCGTTATGTTTGTCATATAAAAAACTCACTTGGTTGGGTTGGTGATACGGATTTCAAACTCAGTAACTGAGTTCAACCCCGGCGGTACAACCCCCGTGTTCTCTTCAAGAAACTGTGCCATGTTGGTCTGAGCAACACGCTTCTCCAGCAAGTCAACTGCGCTGTGCTCAAGGATGAAATCCTTGAACGACGACCAGTCGTTTGTGTTGTAGCGTGTCTTCAGCATCATGGACACAGTCCCAAAGGGACTCTTGACAGATGTGACACCCAGTGCCTTCATCTGATCTTTAATGGCGAATTTGATTTCGTCTTGTTGGCCTTTGAGCACTTCCAACTTGGTGTCGTACTCTTGGGTCATGGTGTCGATTTCCATTTTTATCTTACGGTAAATCTTCACGAGTTTGTCGAGCGGAATGTCGGTGTCTTCCATTACTTCTCCTGTTTATTGTTTGTCTAAGGTTGGACAGTTTACACGTTTGCGTTTGTTTTGCAACTCCTTTCATGAATTTATTTCTATCTCAAACATTTGGGTAAGAAGTGAGTTATCACTTACCTTGCCCTCCAATGCTTTGAACATCTTGCGCTCAATCGGTGAGCCTTGGATGTGGATGACAGTCACCTTGTCGGAGTTCTGTCCCTTGCGGTCAGCCCGTGCAATGCACTGGATGTACTGCTCCACGCTCATCAGTGGGCCAAAGAAAACTACCGTGTCAGCCGCAGTCAACAATAAACAGGAGAAGTAATGGAAGACACCGACATTCCGCTCGACAAACTCGTGAAGATTTACCGTAAGATAAAAATGGAAATCGACACAATGACCCAAGAGTACGACACCAAGTTGGAAGTGCTCA